CAACTGATGAAAGTGCTCCTCTTGAACCGCCGAGAACCAAACTCCAAGGACCCCCACCTCGCGAAAGCGAGGGCCCTGGGTTTGGTTTCAAACGGAATCAAGAAGCGCTCTTTGCTCCTTCTAGAGCAACATCAAAATGATGGACGGATGATTCAACTACTCGATTGTCTGTACCTTGCGATCAGATTAGTGAAGGGTCAAGCCTTCCTCCGAAGAGGCTGGCTCGAAACTATGACACCGCACATACTACGGCACAAGGAGAAAGCAATTAAGCTTTGGGCTTACCAGGCCCGCTGCTATGCTGCCTCCTCACATGGTCTGAACGGGTTTCCACAAGATACATCGAATCGTATTCCAGATTTCCGATCGTTCCTTTCTCTGCTATGCCGAGAGAAGGGGAAGGTCCATGAGATCGACCCCTTCAAACGGTCATGCCCATCACAATATCGGCAGCGGCTGTGGGACTTCAGTACTATCGGGAGGGCGATGCCTTACCCGAAGGAAAGAAATCCGACAGCCGCATTCGACTCGTGGTGGAGGCGTCTGGCTAGTGACGCCAAGAGAGCAAACCGAAAGAATCTCCAGAATTTGCACAACTACGTGAGCGAGTGGCTCAAGAAGGTTGATAAGAAACGTGACGTCGACCAAACGTACGTCGCTATACCTTCAAGGTCCGCTTGCCTGGAGGTGCCTCGAAGACTCAAGGGAGTCCTCGGGCACTACCGCTCCGCTGTCGACGAAGAACTCCGAAGAGAATTCGTCGAGCGAAGGAAGGTGCAGTCAAGAGGGGATGCCGCCGTCTCTCACATCAAGCCCGGCAAGGTCTTCCTCAGAGGGGAGGACGGGAAGAAACTCCGACTACGGACAGGGGAAACCCTTACCGTAATCGGTGCGATCCACCCGACCCCCGACTGGGAGGACAGTGACGGACTCGACGACGACGACATCTCCAGACATGAAGCATTCGGGTCCTCGACGGAGAAGGACCGGTTCGGCAGCGAACTGCCGTACCAGATCCGACCCCAACGAGTTGACGACTTGTCTGAGGGTGAGTTCCTCAGGAGGGTCCAGCGAATCAGAGACCGGGAGGTTGATGACCTCCTAGCCCCCGAAATCGCCGGACCCGCCGTCAAGCCGATTGTAATCCGGTCCCTTGGTAACAAGGAAAGGATTGCAAGCCTATCTCCCGCGTGTCTAACCGAGACACTCAAGCCGGTCAACAAAGTACTTCTCCGCCTACTCAAGCGGGATGTACGATGCGCCGCCAGCTTGAGAGGGAAATACGCTGGCAATCTTCGCCCTGGTGACGTCCTCCGTGAGGGGCGCACCGAGGGACTCGGACCCGACCTATCCAAAGCGAGTGATTACCTTAAGTTCGAGATCGTCGGAACGATCATGAACGCGGTGTCCACTCACTATGGATGGTCGACAACAATCAGCAACGCGATACTTCTGGCATCTCGTACCCAAGTGGTCCAGAGTGGGGTAGTTAGCGACGAAGTGTTGAAAGAATGCGGAAACAAATCCAAGCAGGGAGCCCTCATGGGACTCCCTATAGCTTGGTTCTGTCTCTGTATCTCACAGCTCTTCGCTTGCGACTACGCCCTCGGGAAATACTACCCGCGGCGCCGCGACCGTGAACGCCTCTCAGCAGTTCACGGTGACGACGCCGCGCTCTGGTTCCACAAGAGGTACGGAGATGACATATGCACCCGGTACAAGTATGCAATCGAGGAAATTCTCCTGCTTCACTTGAATTACGAGAAGACAATGAGAGGGAAGGAGATTCCCTTCTGTGAGCATCGCCTCACAGTAGAGAGAGTAATCCCCCTCCTCAAAGTCTCACAAGTAATCCTAGCAAAGAGGGTCGATGACAGTGGTAGAGTCATCGACGCAAACTTCCCCGCTACACACACGATTGGACCGGCTTTACAGCAATTGAGAAAGCACCGTAACTTTGGAGTTATCAAGAAATGCATGATGTCCACCGAGGTAGGACGCCGTGCAGTCAAGAAACTCCGTCATCACGGTATACCTCTCAACTTACCCCAACGGCTTGGGGGTGCTGGTATTCCGGGCTCAACCGACGCGCCTAGGAGGGCACGTTTCTACGCCGCCGCAATGAAACGTAAAAACATTACCCCCCAGAGCCCCTGGCTTGCACGACCCCGATGGTCGTCCGATCAAGCGCGAGCTCTGCAGAACCTCCACGACTGTTCCGACGCCAAGGAAGGCATCCTCCTCCAGGATGCTATCCTTACCGCCGTTACAGTAATGAATCGTCACCGACTGGTTATGGAAGGTGACACTTCACCTAGGCAAGTTGTACCTGTTGGTGTAGTTGCGAAGTTGAATCGTCTCAACTGGGCTAGCGTTGGGAAGGATAAGTGGCCCGGTGGCCACAATCTTAACCCAATGTCTAGGAGACGTTGTTGGAAGCTCGAATCGTACGAGCCCCCGCGACGGTTACCCGTCACGAGGGTCCGCGAGATTCTCGCTCCCTTCAAACCCCAGTTAAGGTCCATAGAGGCATCGCCTGTGGAGCGCCCGCTCCACGAGGCCCTACCTCTAGGGCATAGGGTGGAAAGAAGGAAGAAAAGAGAAGTATCGGAGAGGCCTCCGAAGGTGAGGTCCGCAAGGCCTCTAGTGCAAACCGCACGTACTCTCGAGGAAAGAGTACAGTGGGGTCAGCAGCAGAGGCGAAGAGCCCCAGTAGGTAATCAGCCCGCCAAGGCTCCGAGCGGTCCCCAACCTACGGCCCCCTCCGGCCGCACTCTAACTACGCTACTCACTAGCCCTGCCGAAGCAGAGTTCACGAGTAACGCAGTAGCGTGGCTTCAGGACGGTCAATCAAGGCTACTTGGTCAAAGTAGCACTCGAGGCCAACCTGCGACTATTAGCAGTGGGTTGAACCCGTCGCAGCCTAACATCGTCTCACGCTGGCGGAAACGGGGGGAGCGAACTCCTTCCCGTTCCGTAGCGAGAGGCCTCACCGGAGGCAAAGATGTCAAGCTAGACGAGTCCCACGTCACTGCGCTCCTGACTGAGGCACAACATCGTGCTCATGCCCCGTCAGAAGTAAGGTCGCAAGAGGCCCCGGTAAATCGCGTCACAAAGAAGCCGCGCCCGAGGCTGGAAATACTTCGCTATCTCTAATCTCCAAACCAC